TGGTCGTCCGTCAGGGAGTCGTAGACGTCCTGGACGGTCTGCTCGGACGGGTCAGCGGCACCGGAAGGATCGCTGGAACTGCCGGTGCTGGTGTCTCCGTTTGCGTGGAAGAACTCGAGGCCGGTGAAGATGACCGCTTCGCCATCGATCTCCTCGACCTCGCCATCGCTGTGGCGAACGTTGACCTGGTCGATGACCGCGCCACGATTCGCGCCGGCGAGAACGAGGCTCGTCTCACGGATGTTCCCGTGCATGACGTTCTTGTTCTGCTCGACGAGATCGTTCGCGTAGATCGACAGGTGCTTGATGTCGCCGTGCTCGACGAGCTGCTGAGCGTTCTTGCCGGCGTCGGTCTTGTTGAAGAACGCGTCGATGCGGACGCCCTCGGCGCTGTGCTTGAGGATGCCGAAGCCGAGAATGTTGGTCGGAGCGCTGTGGCCGTGCTGCCAGACGAGTGGAACCTGCTGGCCGTCCATGTGCTTGAACGCGTCCGGCATGATGGTTCGACCGTCGGAGCACCTGAGGTTGGCCTTGGTTGCCCAGCCACTGAAATCAGGTTCCATTTTGACTGCTTCCTCCTGTCCCTGTGAGTTGAGGTATCTGACTTGTCGGCTTCTGCCGAATGCTCGGCGGGAAGGGTTGTCGAGGTGGTGGCTGAAGGGGCGTGGGCGTCGGCATGTTGCTGTTCTGCAACTTGTCGGCCTTCGGGTCCTTCGACGGCTTGAAGCCGACTGCCTGACGGATCTCGTTCGAGGTCAGGATCTCGTTGCGGGCGAACATGTCCGCGATCTTGGCAACCTCGCTGAGCGGGACGAGGCCGAACGGGTCCTTGAAGTAAGCGATGGACTGACCCTGCGTCCTTGCCGTCTTGGACAGGAAGGTGCGCTTCATGGCTTCGACGATCGCCCTGACTACAGGCTCGACGGTCCGAGCGTTGTAGTTGATCATGGTCTTCTCGTCGGCGGTGCCGTTCAGGATCGTGTCGGTGAGACCGAGCTGGCTGTAGAGCATCTCCGTGAGATAGGTGACCTGTGCCAGCAGGTTGTTCTCGGCCGGACGGTTGAGCTGCGTGATCTTCTCGGTTCCGTCAGCGTAGGCGATGCCGTACTGACTGCCCTTCAGCTGGAACTCGATGTCTTTCCGACGTTGCTCAGCCTGTTGCCGGCGGGCTTCAGACTTGATGACGTACGGAAGCTGGATGATCATGTCGAGCTTGCCGGAGCTGGATGCCTCGTCAACGGCGTCCAGCATGTTGAGCTTCCGGATGAGTCGCTGAAGAGTCGAGTTCGGCTCGTTCATGACCTGGTAGAGCGGATTCTCTACGACCGCAACCAGGGTCTTGGGCAGCGTGATCTGTTCGCGGAAACCCTTCTCCTGGTTGTAGAGACTGACACGTACGTGTTCGGGGTACCAGGCCACGATCTCGGCAGCGCGAAGCGTCAGCACGTCGTAGGCATTGGAGTTGAGCGGGTCGGACGTGGTGTCGACCGGAACGATGGCCACGACGCCCTTGTCGAAGAGCGTCAGAGCGATGTCCTGCCGGAGCTGAGTCGCCGCCTGGTCGATGTTGGCTTCGACGGTCAGGCAGTTGTTCAGACCGCTGTCGATGTCCTCGACGTAGCGTCCGGTCTTGTCGTTCCGGATGTGGTTGAGCTGAATTGACGCCACATCAATGCTCAGCCTGGTGTAGATCGCTCCGATGATGGAACGTTCATTCGAGAGGTTGAGACGGGTCCGGTCGGGTCGTACGCCGAAGGTGTATCCGGCAGCATAACCCTGGTTCTGCTGGTATACCTCGTCCCAGTTCGTGAAGGCGTTCCACGCATGCTTGAGATAGGCACGAATTCCCATGTGTCACCTCCCTTCTTCTATTCGAAGGATTCCTTGTTGGCTTTGTAAGCGACGTAAGCGTCCATCAGCGCCGAGACGTTGTCGATCTTAGCGTCCATGCGCTTCTTCAGAAGTTTACGGTTGCCATTCGTGTCCTCCATCGTGATGGCGTTACCCATGGCGAAAGTCATGAGTGATTCGTCGAATATGAGCAGACGTTCCTGGCTCAAGTTCTTCAATTCACCCAACGGTACAGATTCCGTCTTCGCGCCCTGGATAACCTTCTCGATGCCGAAGGGGCCGTTCTCCTGTTCCCAGCGAGTAACGAATTCCTTGGCGTTGTACGGGTCGAAACCGAAGGCCCGGACGTCGTAGTGGGATTCCTCGATATGAGCGTCGAGGTCCTCGTAGACCTCCATCATGTCGAGCACGGTCCCCTCGAGCACATGAAGACTGCCCTCGGATATGAACTCGTCGTACTTCTGACGCATGGCGCCCGGCAACTTCATCAACGTGAGCGACGTGATGTAGCTACGGGTCTTTATGCCAAAGCCTTCCCGCAGTGGGAACAGGAATGTGAAGGCACAGAAGTCGTCGCCCTGAGAGAGGTCCGCACCCATTGCGCAGGGCATTTCCCAGAATTCACGATGGCGGTGAGGCAGGGTTTCCTCGTACGTGAAGAAGTACGTGAATCCTTCCATCGGGATGCCGAATCGCTTAGCCAGGATATCGTTCCTTGACGCCGGCGCTTTCTCGGCTCGTTCGACATCGAGCTGATAAGTCTCATAGGTGACGGTCTTTCCAAGGTTCGGATTGGCCTTCAACCACGTTGCCGGGTCATCGACCTCGATTAGTTCGTCAAGCTTGTAGTGCCAGATCGAGACATGCGGCGCAAGATAGTCACCCTTGAGAATATCCGCAAGCTCGAGCTTGATGGTGTCGCCACTGCCGTTTCGAACGGTACCCTCGGAGCTGATCGCGACGATCAGGTAATCGTCAAGCTTCGAAGCACCCTGTTCGACTGCACCGACGATGTCCTCTCGAACGTCTCCGGAAAGCCATTCGTCGATCGTCGAGATCTTCGGGCGAAGACCCTGCAACTTGGTGATGGCCATGGGGCGGACTTCGAGTAGCGAACCCGTGAGGAAGTTCTCGATGCCCTTCTTGGTGGAGGACAGCTTCACACGGTTCGCCCGGGAGCCTGTGGTGTTCTGCAGAGACCCTTCGGTCAGGAATTTGAACAGAGGGCCGCGCGCCCTTGTGATGGCGGTCCGGAAAGGCGACATGACCTCGTCGGCCTGCTTCATCGTCGGCGCTGTCGTGATCTGATGCGTGGTGGACGTGTCGACGTTCAGGAAGTAGCTCTGGATGCACTCGGCGTACATCGACTTGGCAGCACCTCGGGCTACTATGAGGTACTGCTTCTTCGTCAGCCGCTTCTTGATCGTCTTGTTGACGTAACGTCCGCCATGATCGCCGTCGCTCGGCTCGTACACACTCCGTTCGACGAAGTAGTACCAACCGAAGATCTGTTCAGCCCACACCTTGAACGACGGAAGCAGGTGCATGTCGCTGCCATCGGTGAGCGTGAGCTCGTTCTCGCAGTAGAGGATGAACCCCTCGACAGGACCGTCGTCGTAGTAGATGTTCGGGTTGGCGATGAGTGCGTCGATGCGGTTCATCTCCAGCGAGATCTCCCGGTTGACGGGTATCTCTCCTCGAACTACCGCGTCACGGAACTGTCCGTAGTACGTTGGAGTCGCCGTGTTCGACAGAGCCATCGTCAGCCTTCCTATGCGCCGACGGCGGTCTTGACGACCTTCTTCGCGACCTTCGTTGCAGCCTTGCCCAGCGCCTTGCCCACGGGGCGGCCGGCCAGACTGTCGACCTCTTTCAAGGTCTTGGCGATCTTCAGGATCTTCTGGACGTGGGCGTGACCCTGGTCGATCTTGGTGGGGTTTTGGGACACGAGGTTGCGATGCTGTTGCTCCAGGTTCATCCGTGTGACGACCTGCTGGAGCTGGTGGTTGGAAAGCGCATGAACTCCACTTTCCCGGACCACGGCCTTGTGGCCCTCGACGGTGAGATGGTCGGCCGAAGCCGGATGCATCGTCGCGGTACGAGTCGAGGCGCCGGAGGAACTGGAAGAGCCCTTTCGGGATCCCCACTTCATGCCCTTGACTCCGTGATGGGCTAGTACATTCCCCACCAGAGCGGCTCCGTCGGTACCGGTGATGGCGGATTGGGATCCACCCATGAATCTCCTTCCCTCACGACGTTGAGTCGCCACTCGAGTTCCTGGATCTGCTTCGCCATTGCGTCGATGACGAAGGAAGTTGTCGGCGGGTCGAACATGACCCGGACTCGGAGGTAGACGTAGGTCTTGACCGAGTTCATGCGGTTGTCGGTTCCGATGAAGGCGTCCCACGTGGGCGTGGCGTCCTCGATCATGTAACCGTCGGTCGGCCCGATCCCTATCTGGGTGAGAACGGAGAAGACGGTGTTGATGTGCATCAGGATGTCGACATCGAAAGCCGTGTAGCTCTCATCGAGGCCGAGCACCTTCTTGACACTCGTCAGGATGCTTGTGGTCACGTGGGACACCTCCTTCGGACTGTGTTACGCCGGCGGTTAGGCCAGCTCGCGGTTGACCTCAGCCTGGACGGCGTTGGGGTCGTAGCCGGCAGCCCTCAGACGGGCCACTCGGTCGGGGCCATTGCCCCACTTGCCCTCGATGACCTCGTGAGCGAGCTGGGAGATGGACTCCTTGGCCGGCGCGGGGGTCTGACCGCGGAGGATGGCGTTCACCTCGGCCTGGACCTCAGCGGGGTTGTAGCCGGCGGCGATGAGGCGAGAGACGCGGTCGGGACCATTGCCCCACTTGCCGTTGATGACCTCGTGAGCCACGACGACGATGCTCTCCTTGCCGCCGGAGGGCGGAGTGACAACACCGCCACCGGAGCCGCCCTTGAAGGCGTCGTAGGCAGCCTGGACTCGGAGCAGGATCGCGTTCCACTGGTTCATGACGTAGGGGCCAGGGCAGTCCGTCGAGGACCAGTGGCGGTGCGGGAAGAAGTTGCCGGTGTTGGGGCGGGCGCCGATGACGTGGACGAAGAGCCAGGCCGCGAGACGCTCGGCGGAAGCCAGCGTGACGTCGCCGACCTTCCACTGCGGAGCCAGGGTCTCGTCACACATCTCGATGCTGATAGTGGACTCGTTGCCGGCGCCGTTTCCGACAGCCCAGGCGTACTCGTCGACCTTGACGTACTGGGCGACGTTGCCGGAGGCGTCGACGTCGAAGTGGGCGGAAGCCGGGCGGGTCTTCCAGACCTCGAGCAGACCGCCGAGGGTGTTGCGGCCGCCGTTGTGGTGCAGAGTGACGGAGGTCTTCTTGAAGGACTGGTGTGTGACGTGTCCGGTGGCGCTGAGTTCGTCGATGAGGTTCTCGACGTTGTGGTCGTACGCGATGGCAGTACCCATTCGAGGGTCGTCCTTTCGTTACCAGAGTTTTGTGTCGCCGGGTGTACGTTCGACGAGAGGCCGGGGAAGTAGTCGCTCGTCGCCGTAGTGAATGGCGTTGTGGGTTTGGTGGCAGGTGGTGATCAGGTTCTCGGGGTCGAGGATGCTTTCGTCTGCGTCCTCGATAGCGGCGACGGTCAGCGGGTTGAGGTGGTGGATATAGAGACGAGAATGGATCTCGTGTCCGTCCACACCCAGATCGCAGCCGAGGTCGCGCACGATGATCTGGTCACGGACGTGGCGCCATTGTGCCGACGTGTAGAACTGCTGGTTCAGGTACCGGTCGAACCCGAAGGTCGATCTTCCGACTTGGCCATTGAGCGCGAGGTACTTGAAGCGCTCTTCCAGCGTATCGAGACGACGCAGTTCGGAATATGACCTAATCATCGAAGTCTTCTTCGCGCTCGATCGGTTCCTGACCCGAGTAGGCTCGCATGGCGTTGAGAGCGAGCTTGTACAGCTCCTCGGTGTCCTTCTGCGAAGCCATAGCATCGGCCTTGACCTGAAGGAGGTGGTTCTCGTGGGCAAGACGCTCTTGTTCGAGCTTCTCCCTTGACGAACCGAGCTTCAGAAAATGGCTGATGACCTGCGCGGAGGCTGTACCTTCTCGCATCTGCTTCTCAGCGAGGTCTGCAGCCAGCGCAACCAACTGATTCTCGCGTCCCTCAGGAGTTGTTGCCGGCCGGCGCTTACTTGTCTTGGGATCAGGGTCTGATCTTGGACGAACAGGCATAGATGCAACTCCTTTCTATGAGGTTCTTGAGTAGTTGTGGTGGGGTGGGGCAAGGGCGGGGAGGTTTTCGAGGCTTTTTCTTGATCGAATTTTCAAAAACTTTGTGCCAAAAGTCCCCCCGGGGTCATTTTTGGTGGACGGGCGATGCACAGGGGGGTCTAAAGCTGCGAGACCCGCCCCCCGGTCTTGGTATCTCCTGGAGGACCCCTTTGCAACGGCCTGGCCTGGCACACACAGGCTGAGGCTAGGCAACACAACTAATGGTCAGTCGTATCGTCCAGCCTCAGCCTGTGATGGGTCAGACTACAGCGCACAGCATGCTATGTCTGTTCGGTCTGTGCCGGCTTCAGTTGGCCACTGAGGACCTTGATGTAGAAGCCAACGTTCTCGTTCACGATGTCGTCGATCGCCTGCTCTTGAGCCACACTCTGATCGGCTTCAGACAGCTCATCAGATGATCGAACGACTCGAGCGAGGTACGACGGTGTGTCGTAACCAGCACGACGATCCCATGTGTACCACTCTTCGAACTCAGTGAAGGGATCGTATGGGTTGTCCACTGTTGTCAGCATGTGTTCGTCCATCACCCATCACCTCCACTAAGACTACGCTTGAGAGTGGCAACAGACACGCCTAGTGCATCAGCCACCTCTGCTTGGGTGTGGCCATTGCGAAGCATGTTGATTGCCTGGTTCTTCCTGCCTACACTCAAGGACTGGGCGGTCTTAGGTGTAGCCAGCTTCTTGACCTGGTCGAGGTCTGCATGATTCAGGATCTGGTGAAGCTTGCTGTTCGTGATAGCACCTGCCTGAATGGCTTTCCACTCAGCTTCAGTGATCTCGATGCGTTGCTTCTTAGCACCAGTTCGTGCGCGTGCAGTCTCGAGTGCTTGTGCTTTGAGCTTCTTGATCTCCGACTTCTCCATACCTGGATTGGCATGAAGTTTCTGGGCAACCACGGTGTTCGCTATGATCTGCGCTTGCCGTTCTAGGGGGCTGTTCCGCAACGCTAGATTCAGCTTGGCGTTGAGGGAGGCAACTTCGTGAGCGTGCGCTGCCTTGGCTTCAGGTGAGTACACGATGCTACGAGTGGCTGCGGCTTCCTTACGGGCAGCGTTAGCCAATGCCTTCATCTTGTTCGAGTGGTCTGCATAGACCTTCTCGATCGGCGTCCCCGAAGAGTAGCTATGTGCGTCGTTGACACTGAGTTTGGCAACTTCAGTCGTCTTGACCACAGTCTTGCCAGTCTTGGCATCTACGTAGGTCGCACCAGTCTCGGTGTGGATCTTCTTGCCTGTGACAGGATCGACCTTGAAACCCTGCTTGCGCTCAGGCACTCGAATCGTGGATGTGGTACCAGAATTCGAGATGACTGTAGACGCACCAAGACCGCTTCGTCCAGGCCGTGACTGGTACTTCTGCTTGAGCTGCGAGATGCCGTTGTCGATCGCCGACTGCTTGTAGTCAAGGTTGTGCTTCTCAGCATCGATGACCACCATGGAATGCCGAACTGCTCGAGCAAGCTCGGTGTTGGTAGCTCCACGAATAGTCATGTCGGTGATGAGGTTCGTCACCTTGCCCATCTCGATCTGCGTGGTTCGGGACGACATTCTCGTCATTCCCTCATACGCAGGATAGGCCGCCTTAGGATCGAAACCCTTGAGACCTTCAAGCGCAGGCGCCGACTTGACTCGACCCTGATTGTTCGGGATCACGAGAACCGTGTCGCCGTCGAAGTCAGCTCCTGAAAGCTTCTCCGCAACCTTGTGATGGATGCCGACCGCATCCTTCGCATTACCGAGAAGTTTCTTCGCTTCAGGGTTTCGGTTGTTGACTGTGAGTTCCGGGATCTCGAACGGCCCACCGTGAGGGTGGCGAATCAGAGCGACTCGTTCTCCGTCACGGTAGTTCGGAGCATAGATCTCATGCTCTTTGATCGAGGCGACAGGGAGTATGACGTGAGTTCCCTGTCGTGGAAGCGCTGCAGCCTTCAGGTGAACGGCCGACGAATCGGCGTCATCAGCGTAGGCTTCGAGCAACTTCTTCTTGACTGCCGGGTTGCTGAGGTTGCGAAGCTCGGTAAGCTCGTTGGTCTTTCGTTCGGACGCCATCCCGAGTTGGGTCTTGGCAAGAGCCAGACTCTGCTTGGACAGCATCTGCGAAGACAGGGTGCTAGACCAACGCTCCCAATCGCCTTCCTCGTTGACAAGGTTCATCGCCGAGGTGACATGAGTCTTTCCGCCAGCTCCGGTTTCCTGGATCTGGTGACTGATGAACGAACCGAACGGGCTGTCGGGATCGTTCTTCATCGGCTTCATGGCATCGAGCTTGTTGCCGGTGTCGCTCTTGTTCGTGTTGAACATGAGGTCTACGCCGTGAGGCAGATCATGCTTGTAGACGGCCATGCCCTTGAGGTAGTGCGATCCGTCAACGGCAACGCGAACCTGAGCATAGCTGGATCCGCCGAGAGACAGATCCTTCAGGCCTGGACGAACGAAGATGACGCCGTCCGCGGCTGCACCGCCGTCCTTGGCGTAACGGACTGCAATGCGCTTGGAACTCACGGAGAGAGGCGGCAGGATCCTGTTGTAGGACTTACCACCGTCTTCGGAGTAACCGGTGATCTGCTTGATCTGATCACGGTTCCGATACACCTCACCCCAAGACGTCTTGGGTGCAGCCAGAACCTTGATGGTTGTGTTCTGACCGGTGCCCAGCTGTTCGACCGAAACCCGGTGGACCATGTAGCCTTCTTCTTCAAGCTTGGCTACTGCGATCTTGAGCTTCGTGTTGCTGATGCCGAGGTGCTGTTCGACTCCGCTGCCGATGTCGACGTAGTGCTTCTGGTCGACCTGGCTCCTGAGCATGTCCGAGGTGGCCTTGAGGACGTCGGCACGCTCTTTCTGTCCGGGCTCGAGAAGAGCGCGAATCGAAGACTCGGGACGGTTCATACGCTCGCCGATGGCGACGTTCGAATAGCCCTTCTTCTTCAGACGCTCGGCCATGTTGATGTCGGCCTGCTTCTGCGCGTTCTTCGCGATCGACTTGAGGTTGCGAAGCTGGGAAGTCGTCATGCCGAAACCTCTTGCGATCTCGGCTTCGCTCATCCCGGACTTGCGCATTCCTTCGACCGTGTCGATGAACGTCTTGTTGCGTTCACCCTGAGTCTTGCCCGAACCCCACGGGTAGCGGCCGGACTTGCGAAGGATCCCGTAATGCGCAAGGTAGTTCTCGTCTTCGATGTTCAACCCAACGCCTCCATCCTCAGTGCGTCAATCCTCTTGTCGAAGGCGATGATCTTCGCCATGATGTGCGTGATGGCGTCGATGTCGCCTTCGTAGATCCGGGCCTCATTGCTTTGGTAGATCCGGAGCTCAATCCCGGCAAGCTCTGTGGGCTTATACCGGTATTCGAGGCAGAACAACGCTGCGTAGACCTCGAGCTGAGTGACCGACGTCTTGGTGACGCCGTTCTTAAAGTCGTGGATCCGCAGGAAGTTGTTACGGAACGCTATGGCGTCGGTGGTGCCGAAGCAGTTGATCGAGTAGTACAGCGTCTGCTCGGGCGTCATCCTGAAACCGATGGCGTCATTGACGTAGAGGTTCAGCGTCTTCTTGATGTCCGGCAGCTTGACCCCAAGCCGAATGAGGTCGTTGGCCAGAGCGTGCATCTCGGTTCCGCGCTGTGCGGCCCAAGCAGTTACGAAACGAGCATCGAGCTTGTCGTCGTCGTAGTTAACCCAAGCGTTGTTACTCGGGCTGAGAAAGGCGTGCGCGCCGGGGAGACGCGAATGCTCGTTGAAGTTCATCGAGGATGGTCTCTTCGTTAGAAGGGTAGATGAACGCTGCGAATGACATCTCGTTTAGCATGTCGACGTAGTAGGCCTGATTCGGCCTCTGAGACGCCCTCTCGCTGCCTTTCACCTCAAGCATGGCCCAGTGCTTCCCGTAGAAGATCACGAGGTCTGGGATGCCCTGTAGGTACTCCGGGTCATTCTTCAATACGACGCAGCCGGGGAACATACGCTTGAGCTTCTTGATGAGACCGGCTTGGTAGTCTCGCTCCAGCATAGTTCACTCCTGTCACAGGCCATAAAGGAAAGCATACTCTACTCTTCTATTATAACCCATGTAATTCCGACGATGTAATATCTGCGTGCCTCTACAGCAACACAAATTTCTGGTACGTCGGCCAAACCCATGTCTTGCTTGTGACGGCCAAGACTATGTCTACTTCGAGCAGACCGTGGATGGTGGCTGCTTCGAACGACGTCTTGTACTGCTGCTTGCTAGCCATGTCCTCGATCGGTACGTCGAAGCCGATCGGTCCGGTCTTGAACTGTTGTGCGTACTGAACCGCGAACCATCGTGGGCGCCACAACAGATTGGGGACTCCGTTGTTGAACCGGTCACCGTCGAGGTTTATCGGCGTGTTGAACTCGAGGCTCCTCGCCGTCTTGATGAAAGCTAGTGCTACCAGTAGAGCGACAGACCGCTTGTACTGAACCTTGTTCTTGGTGAGCCCGACATTGACAACACCGGACTGGTTCACCAACATGGCCATGGTCTGTCCGGTCTCGTCATTGCGGACGATTCCGGTGTCGCTCACTGCGTAGTTGGGGAAGCTTTCTATCCGACGCCATTCCTCGGTCATACAACCACCTCGTGCACTTTCTGTGCTGTGAAACGGACAATGCCGACTTCTTGCGACACTTTGCAAGAAACCGGGCCCGGCGTCATTGCCAAGATTTTTCGTGAAAACTTTTTTGTTTTTACAAACCTAATATCTACAGATACTAAGTTCGCAGGAAGGGGAGGTTTTCAATTCAAAAATGGCTTTTTGACGCCGGGCTTTGCACAAATTGGACATTTTAACCGTGTATGGCCTGCGAGCTGCGGTTTTTCATGATCAACCGCAACCCAAGGCATGTCCGTTTAGTCCGTTTGGTTCTGTCAAAAGCGTCGTTTCTGCGCGTCACTTTTTTTTGAACTTTTTTGCGCGAAAAACTTTTTCAGAAATGACGCTTTTCGAAACGGACAATTCGGACCCGTCAGCTCAGTTTCGAGCGAGCAAAACTAGACTCGTTGAAGCTTTTCTTGGTCTTCAGCGAGCGAGCAACCACCGTGTCGATGACCGCTTCACTCTTCAAAGTGTAGTAGAACAGCTCCGTGAAGGGCGTATTGAGCCGATCGATCCGGCCGTGCGCCTGGTGCCAGTTCTTGTACGAGTACGTCATCGAGTGGAACACCATCGCGTCTGTCGTGATGCAGTTCCACCCTTCCGCGCCGGCAACGTACTGAACCAGATACACCCACCTTTCTGTGTCGGGAATCTCTTCATGTTTGTGCCCGTTCCACTCCGCCACCGTAACCTCATCGGCCAGTGAACGGAGGCTCATGAGCTCGTAGTCGAAGTTGTAGAACACGATCAGCCGCGGATGTTTGCGTATCAAGTCACGCACCGCGGCAAGCCTCGACGGATCCCCGTAGGCCACCTTCCGCAAGAGTATGAACAACTCTGCTACGTCCTTCGCAGGACGCTCCTCGAAGGGGTTCCAGCGGCCTTTCAGGACCTGTTCGAACAATCCTACGTCGTACGTCACAGGCACGTTTACAGAGCGCCTGACGGTGTGCCTGACATACGGCATGTCCACAAGGATCGAGTTCCGGTACCGTACCAGCTTCCCCGTCTGGATGTACCTGTCGACCTTCGGGAACTTGCTGAAGGTGTTGTAGACGACATGCTCACGCTTGAACTCGCTGCGGTTCTTGTAGAACCCGTTGGCGATGAACACCGGAATGTAGTCCATCCAGGTGTCGCCGGGCGTGGCGCTGAGCAGGATCCAGTGATTGTGTTTGGCAATCTTGATGAACTTACTGGACCATGCACCAGCGCCTACCAACCGCTGTTCGTCGAAGATGAAGAACGCATCCTTCACGTCCTCGTACTTCCCGATGTTGTTCCACGAGTCGACCGTGAGCATGCCGGCCACTGTCGCGTCCCGCCTCGTGCCTACCCCGAACTTCACGAACTCCCTATCCCAGTCGAGAGAGTCACGCTTCTTCGCGGTGGTGATGACGTAGACGTCTTTCGGTGCTTCGCGTTCCATGTAGTAGGCCGCTGCCGTTAGCGACTTCCCCGTCCCGACACCGCCGCAGAGGATCTTGCCGTTCGCAAGCTTGCTGATCGCGGTCCTCTGATGCGGGTACAGGTCTACGGCCATGGTCTTACTCCAGGCTAGGGCTCCCGTAGCTTGCGCCGGCGAGAGTCTTGACATCCGCGGCCTTCTTGGCCTCGGTCTTGGTAGGCTTGTCCAGCTGCACGACGAAGCGCTCCACCAAGGTTGCCTCGTCCATGATGGCGGTGACCGGCCGCACACCCTGGATGCCCTGAGACGGCGTGGTGGGTAGTTCGATCAGGCGGCTCATTGCGAGCGCCCGACGCCGAGTGTTGAACTCGGACATGAGCTGGTCGTAGATCGGAGTCTGAGACATTTCAGCGTTCCTTTACTACTAGATGGGTGGCAATGCTTCCCCCGAGTCGGCCGCAGATATTATCCCCGCCCCTGCGGCCCCGACCCCAGCGTTAGATCCCCATGATCTGGATCGCGATCTCACCGCTCGGCATGTGAACGCCGGTGCCGTTCTTCTCCAGGATCTCGAGTATCTTGTCGTGCCGCTCCCGGTCCTTCGTATTCGGAGGCGCCGGCGTCGTCCCGTCAATCAGCCCCACGATGGCCTCGACAGCCTCTATCAAGGCCTCGGACTGGAACATGTCACCGCGGTACGAGGCAGCGTCCTGGGCGTACATGGCCTTCTTCACGATCTCGATCACGGCCGAGGAGTTGTCGATCCCGGACCGGCGGAACGTCTTCTGGAACTGCTGGTCGCGGTAGACCTTGAAGCTGGTCTCGCTTCCCCGGACGATCCAGTCGCCGTTGTAGGCCCGGACGTTCTGGTGGTACTGCGGCCGCTCGACATTGACCTTGATGTACCGTGTGTCCGGCTTGCCCTTGACCCGGTCGATTGACTTGATCTCGCCACCACACCACTCCGCGACTTCATCGAAGTTCTCGGCGGTGATCTTGATCGCGATGACGTCGAACGACCTACGGGCGAACCTGTCGAACTGGAGCATTGTGCTTCCCCCTACTGAACGAACGGCTGGTCGTCCCAGCTGTAGCCGATGTATTCGTCCTTCTGCTCGTCCGTGAGGAGCATCCAGAAGTCGTAGAACTCGGTGAGCGTCATCTTGTCGTGCGCCGGGCCGATGAGCTCCTCGGGCTCCACGGTCTCGTCGCCGAACAGCTTCGAGAGGAGCCGGGCGTCCTGCTCGTGGTTGATGTAGTCGCAGGTGACGTCGGCCAGGATGTTGATGCAGCCGAGCGCGACGGCGATAGCCAGCAACTCGAAGAACACGTGCACGGTCATCGACGGATCTCCTGTTCGTCCGAACTTCCCATGGCGTATCCGATGACCACGCCGACCAGCATGGACAGCGATCCAACGATGACGCAGATTACGTTTCCCATTATTCCCCCCTACCAGTCCAGGATGCCGCAAGAAGCAGCACGACTATTGCGCCCACGACTATTACCCAGGGCATTAGTTCTCGTCGCCCTCGTACTCGTACTCGCCCGGCCGCTGACCGGAGTTCTGGATGTGGGCGTACTTCTTCTCGAGCTCGTCCTCATGCAGGGTGGCGAAGATGGTCTTGAGGTAGGCCGTGGTGCCAGACTTCCCCTGAACCTCCCAGTTGTAGGGGTTCAGGATGACGTCCACCGTTTCGAGCTCGGCGACGTCCAGCAGGCCGGCGGTGTCCTCGTCCAGCGCGGTACGACCCCGCGAGGTGAGCATGACGAGACGCGGCGGCTTGCCCTTGTAGGAGACCGTGACCTTGATGCTGAGGTCGCCCGGCTCGTCCTCTTCCCGCGGCCGCAGACGCTTGACGTTCCAGCCGTCCTCGAGCATGCGGGCGCCGAGCTCCTCGTCGAGGATGACGGTGAAGTTGCGCTTGCCCTTGTCGTTGAACTGCTTCTCCTCGCCGGCGAAGTTCCGGAAGATGATCCGGGCGTCCTCGATGGTGACGGTGTCGCGTGGTGCCATGATTAAAGGCCTTCCTTCTTTAGCAAGTTGCGGTGGCGTGCCTTGTACGGCGGTTCGTTCTCGATGATGTCGAGAGGTTCGTGGTTCAGGCGCTCGAAGAACTGGACGTTAATCGAATCCTTGACGCTCTCGATCAGTGCTCGCGACGGCGAGTAGAACAGGAAGTTGCTGGGCGAGGGTCGATACCCTTGGTCATAAATCCAACCGCGGATTTTTCCCAGCCAGTACCTCACGACCGCTCCCGGAACAGGATGCCGTGGTTCTGCATCTCGTCTATGGCGCGGTCTATCTGCGGGCCGTAAAGACCGGCCTTGTGCAAGGCGTCGCGGACCTTGTACATGGTGTTCTCGGTCGAGGTCTCGCCGAAGGTGGCAGCCGGCACGATCGACAGCCCACTGAGGAACTGGGACTGGATTGCGTCAGCAAGCTCGGAGTCGTTCACGGTGGCCGTCACCGTCGGTGCACCGAACGGAGTCTTCGACTTCTCGACCACGGCAGAACCCACGGTCTTCGATTCGCCGTTGACGTGGATGGTGAGCGGAACTCGGGTGCCCATGATTAGCCCTTCAGCTTGTTCGCACGCTTACGGATTCGACGGCGTTGTGCAGGTGTGAGGCGATGGCAGAAGTACCGAGCGTAGTACGGATTCCACATGAGTTTCCTTGGTTTCCAGGACGGGAGCCGGGCAGTTTGCTAGGCCGCCCGGCTCGAACGTGTTGATCAGAAGGCGAAGTCAGCGAAGGTGAAGTTCAGCACCTTGTCGATCACTTCCTTCGTGTAGTACTCTTCGGCCAACGACCAGACCTGTAGCATGAGCTGACGCCGCTGGTCGAGCTCCATCTCCATCCAGACCCCGACGAACAGGTCCGGGTTCGAGAACTTCTCCCGGCAGTACAGGGCGTAGATCCCCATGATGAGACCCGTCATGTCCGTCTGCAGCTTGGCGATGAAACCGGGATGGGTGTCGTCGGCGATTCCCTGGATGTACTTGCCACTCATGTGTTGCCTCCCTAGTCGGGGATGACGGTGTTGCTCTGCTTGCGGTAACCGTCGATGTAGGTCTCGCGGTTGTCTCCGTTGTGGGTGACTTCGTACAGCATGCCGTCGGGCATCGTGGTGCAGACGATCGCCTTCCAGTTCTGAAGCGTCTTGCAGAACCAGACGACATACACCTCGAACTGACTGGCGCCGGTCGAGAACATCTCCTCGTTGACCTGGGCTCGCACCAACGACTTGGCACGCTCGACGTAGTCCGTCGGTTCGTTCTGCACCGCCTTCTCGTCCATCATGTCCTTCCCCGCCATTTGCTCGTCGAAGATCGAGATGCACTTAGCCGTGCGGTCCATCCGTTCCTGTGCGGCTCTGGCCGTCGACGTGTCTCCCTCCAAGTAGTCCTGGAGAGCGTTCATCAACTCAGGATTTCGTTCCATCACATCCTTTCCCGAAACAGGATTCCATCATCCTGCATCTGGTTGATGGCGTTCGTTGCCTGTGTCTCATCCAGCCCCGATCGTCGCAGGCTGAGGAAGACCTTGTAGAACGTGTTCTGGTCGAACCGTGCGAGTTCTTGCCGCACCCTCATAGCCTGTTTGGCTTCGTTGGTGTAGGACCTCACGTAGCCCTACGACACGAACTTGTGGTAGTCACCGAACTTCTCGATGGTCTGCCGTGCCTCGTCGACCAGCCTCTCGAAGTACGAGAGATCGATCGTGTCGTCCTCGTAGGCGGTACCTGCCTCGATGTCGGTGTCGATGCGGTGCTTCATCATCTCCGCCTCCACCCAGAAGTACCCCTTGGTGCCCTGGACGGCGTACGACTTGTCGTCCTTGACCCGCATCAGCAGGCCTCCGCCGGCCGTCTGGTCCACCGGCACGAAGCGACCCGTACGCCCCACGAAGTGCATTCCCTCGTAGGCGTACATGGGCTTGGCGACCGCGTCGAAGTCCAGGTACATGGAGCTCGGAGCCTGGACCGACTTGGTCTCGCACATGTCGTCGAACGTGATGGGCTCGCCGGTGAACAGCGTCTTGTAGACGTAGGGGTGCTGGAACTGAGCACCCACCGCCGTCCACTTCTTCTCGTAGCTGCCAGGCGGATCCGTCTCGTCCATCCGGGCGATGTACACGGCGTCGTTCACGAGGCAGAACTTGTCGTACGTTCCCTCGAATTCGAAGTCGTAGCCGTACTTCTTCCCGAACTCGGTCACGAACTCGATGATCTCCGAGGTAGCGTTGGGGATCTTGATCGAGTCCGTCTTGATGTGAACGACCTGGAAGCCCTGTTCCTGGACCGCGTGCTTCAGGTCGATCATGAAGAGCGCACCGCGCTTGGCGACGATGTTGTCGACGTTCCGACGGTCCTTGAACGGATTGTCGAACTTGGCCGACGTCAGGCCGTACACGATGTTGATCACGATCTTCAGCGCGTAGGCGAGAGCCTCGGCGTCCTGCTCGTTCTCCAGGTAGGGAGCAAGCCGGCCGTCAAACATCTTCCCGGCGCTGTCGTAGGCCTTGTGCTTGATGGCCATACGGGCCTTCTTGAGCGCGGCGAAATTGCCCGTGTACTCGTGGCCGAACGCCTCCAACACCTCGATGGAAGTCGGGTGCATCGACGCCACATCCAGCAGGACGACGTTCTCGTACATGCCCGGCTCGGCATAGACGTAACCGCCCTCACCGACCACCTCGCCACGGTACGTGCTCTTGTCGAGCTTGGCGTACGGATCGAACTTGTACCCCGGGAACTCCTTGCTGAGATCCGTGTAGACGAAGCTCTGCTGAGGGGTCCGGTCGTTCCCGAAGACGATCCTGGCGGTGTGCTTCTGGGTCGTGTCGTTGACCGACAGGCCGCTGAGGTCGGCAAGGATCTGCCGTGCCACGAAGTCCTGGAAGCGGGCCTTGAACGTCGCCTTGGTGAGCTTGACGTCGTTGCAGCAGTACTCGACGACCTTGTCCCAGAACTTCGGGTCGACCGGCTTGTCCCAAGGGAGGTCCATCTCCATGTGGTGCATTCCGAGTTCGATCCCGAACTTCTTCAACCCCTGCTTCTTCGAGCTGAAGTCGTAGATGTCCGTGTACGAGAGGTTGTACGCCTCGCCGAACGTCGCACTGCGGTCGTTGGAGATGAGCTTCTGGGACAGCTCGTACAACTGCTGGTTCGTGTATCCCATGAAAGCGCCCCACAGGATGTGGTTGTCGTACTTGCGGTTGTTGAAGCCGACCAGCTTGAAGCCGAACAACCCCTCGATGTCCTGCGAGGAAGGATTGATCATCCGCACGATGGTGTCGCTGTCCTCGTAGGACCAGCAGACCACGAAGAGGTTCTCGTAGACCTCGACGTCGAAGAATACCAACCGCTCGTCCTTGGCCTCTACGGGCTCCGCCAGGACCACGGAGTCGTCGGTCTTGAACTTCATCCGCTGGACCGTCTTGAGGCACTCCAGGGGCTGGTTGGAGCTGTTGTTGGCGAACGCCATGATCCGCGGACGCAAGTCGGTCACGTCATAGATCAGGCCGGACTCGTAGGTCTCGTTCAGGATGTGCGCGATGAAGTCGATCGAGGGCTTGGTACCCGGGTGGATCTCCTTCCGCAGGTTCCTGGCGATCATTTCACGGAGGCCTCGTTCACTCTGGAGCGTGTCCGTCTGAAGCATCTTCTTCTCCTTGAACGGCAAGCCGCTGTTGATTTCCGCCACCGTGACGTTGTTGCACTTGGTCAGTCGTCGGCGCAGGGAGCTGTTCCCGGTGAACACCTTGATCTCGATGCCATCAGAATATCCAGCTGCCAGCTCTCCAACGTCACCCCCAGTGTAGATGTAATGAAGGTGGACACCTTGGCCCGACTTGCTGAGCTCAGCATAAGTTGCTGGCCAGGCTGAGGCGGCCTCAAGGTTAGCTTCGAGTGATTTCTCGCCATCGTCCCCCCTCAGGTCGAAGTCGATCACGATGTGGTTCAGCGGGACCTTGACGAAATGCAGCTTGTCTGTCTCAAGATTCCCGAGAACCGTGGTTACCGAGTCCCACTTCTTCGACGGAGTTCCGTCGTCCGTGGCGTACTGTGCCGGCTGCTGCCAGTATGCCTGGTCGAACAGCGACTCGTCCTCATCGACAACCAGTGAGAACGCCGTCGAATCCTGCTCGAGCGGCGTCTTGTACGGCTGGGCGGTGAAGCCCGAGTAGTAGCTCCGGACGTCGTAGCCGTCGACCTTGTGCCGGTCCTTGAAGTCCGAGAAGTAGTTCCGCAGTTCCTCACGGAACTTGTACTGCGGCATCTTGAACTCAAGGCCGGTCTCTTCGACGTAGGTTCGGTACAGGGCGTACGCCTGCTTCAGCGATGCCCCGTCCTGTGCCTTGAAGATGTCGTAGTGCGCTTCGATGAAGTTGAAGAACACATCCGTCTGCAGCATCATGGCGAGAGGCTGGTACGTGTTGTAGTAGTTCTTCCCCATCTCGCGGTAGACGTCGAGGCAGTGCTGAGCGATAGCACCGAGCTCGAATTCGATCTGCGACATCAGGGTGTTGTAGCGGTTCGGCTTGATCCGCATGCCGGTCGGGTTCACGTCGATAAGCCGGCGGATGATGCCCGACTTGGCGTCCGTGATCTTGACCGGCTTGTTGGTCCCCATGAACAGGAACGCGTGGATCTTGTCGGTGTAGGTCGGCTTGTACTTCTCGTTCATCGTCATCGCTTCGTGCGAGATGATCGAGTTGAGCTTGGTGTTGTCCTCGATCTTGGACAAGTCACCGTCGTGCTGGATGGCGACGAGCGGGTTCGACTTGAACGCCTCCGTGGCGAACGAGTTGTTGTTCCCGACAAGTGCCTTGGCCTCGAACGAGGTCGTGTAGCCCTCGAAGAGCATCTGGATGATGTTGAGGACCGTGGACTTGCCGGTGCCTCCGGGGCCGTAGAGGACCAGGAACTTCTGGATCTTCTTCGAATCCCCGGAGACAACGGCCCCGATACCCCATTCGATCTTCGCTCGTTCTTCCGGCGCGTAGAGAGTGCCGATCAGTTCGTCCCACGCCTTGATTTCCCCAGCGGTCAGGGCATAAGGCAGCCTCCGGCTGACGTAGTCCGTCTTCTTCACGTCCGTGTTGGAGAACGTCAACGCCATGTCCAATTGCTTGGCGTTGTCACTGACGTTCTTCACGAACTTGCGGAACTGGTTCCAAGTGTTGGTATTGAACGAGCGAAGGTATTTGGTAGTACAGGTAACTCCATCGGCCTTCAACTTCTCGGTGTACTCATGAAGCGCTTCATCCACGAGACGCTGAACATCGTATTCGTCCGTGGACCAGAGCCCGCGTTCCTCATCCCATATTGCGTAAAACGACTGTCCTCGGACCATCAGATCCTTGGACCGCCCGACGGTGAAATCGGGAAACACTTCGATGATTCCACCACGGGCCTCCTTCGTGCCGATGTTGAAGAAATCCATATACCCTCCCTTCGTTCATCAACTCGGAAGCTCCAGCACGTATGCGCTCAGCTGGTACCAGAGTTCGACTTGTCGCTGATCCTCCGGCGGGTCTCTGAGTGGAAAGAACCCGCCCTGGCCGTCCGCGTCGTACTGACGCAGTATTACATCGTCGAGAATGTTGTCGACACGACGCCTCGGGTACATCCGGCGATCGTTGAACCGGATCAGTCCGATATTCTCGACGAGCTGCCAGAACCAATAGTAGGGCTCGCCGTCAGCCTCGAATGACAGCCGACGGGCAAGCCCCAACATCAGTTCCAGCACAGAGCACCCGATCTCTATCCATCCGATCTCGGCATCCTCAATGCCTTGCGAGTGGATGAACTCGAGTCGGAGATCCTTCCCGTCCTCAAGACGGTTGTCGTCGTTCGGAACCAGCCAGACGAACTCCTTGGTGTAGAGGTGTCTGAGCAGTTTCCAGTAAGTCAGGGAAGGATCGTGAATCTTGGGGTCGGCTACCTGACTGTAGAGCCATTTGAGGAATAGCTCGTCAAGCGGCTCTTCGTTCACTCACTTTCGCCCTGCACTTCGACGGAGTACTTCCCCATACTCCGTGTCACCTCGAAGTCCATGTTGAACTTCTCGCAGCGGATGTAAACGACGTTGTCGTCCTCCGAGAGCTCGCCGAACCGGGTGAGGTTGTCCCGGCCGATGGTCTCCTCGACCCGGTTGATCGTGACGATCGTGTCGGTGATGTCCACCACCACATCGTCGCCCTCGTAGTACGTGAGCGAGACCTGGTCGTACCCGACCTCGGTACTCATGTACTCGTCCACGCCGATGACGTACGGCGCCTTGGCCTCCGGGTCTATGGCCCGCCGTGTCGCCTTGGGCTTCTCCGTTGCCGTCAGGCCCTGGTAGTTCGTCAGAGCCACCGCTGCCTCGACGGCTTCCGCGTGCGCCGCCTTGAGCCGCACGTCGCTCTCGTGGTCCGCAACGACCTGATCGAGGTACTTCTTGCGGTAGTGATCCTGGGCCTCGTTGACCTCCTCCGCGGCGATCTGCGAGTAGGTCTTGCTGATGTACCGGTATGTCACGGCAATGCCGGTGATGGCGCCGGCCGTGAACCAGAGGAACTTGTTCATGTCACCCTCAGATCAGGTCGTAGACGACGCCGTCGACGTTGAAGTCGAGCAGGACCGACCGCTCGTCGCCGTTGATGAACCGCTGGCCCTCGAAGGTGCCGGCGATGCCGAAGTCGATCTCGTTGTCGCCGTTGCCGAGAACCCAGCCGACGACCGCGCCCGCGGAAGTGTGGTCCATGCCGAGCATGTCGTGGACCTCGTTCAGGAACACGTGTCCGCGGACCTTGAGGAGGTCGTTGGCGTAGTTCTGCTGGGACCGCAGGAACATCCGGTTGTAGCCCCATTCCTTCGACCAGTTCGGGTTGTACTCGTCGAAGAGCCGGGCGTAGATCGAGCCGCGCTGGTCGAGCTTGCTGACGGTCTTGACCACCGGACCCTCATCGGTGTCCACGGCGATCTCGACCACGTGCGAGCCGAACCGGAACTCCGTGTCCTGCTCTTCACCGTAGGCCTCGACGACGCGCTCCCTGTACTCCTTGAAGCCCTTCTCCACCGCCGCGTAGGCCGCCGTCAGTGCGACATTGCGACGCGACAGGATGAGGTGCGAGCCGGTCAGGCAGCCGAGAGTGACGACACCCACCGTGACGGCCGGAGCGTAGAGCTTGGCGACCTTGAGGGCCGTCTTGACGCGGACCAGAGAGAGGTCCTTCTTGCGGTCCTGCTCGGAGTAGTCCGCGTGGTCCAGGGTCTGGGCGGTCTTCCGGTTCTCCTCCGCCTCCTTCAGGACCTCGTCCATCTTGAGCGTCGCGCGGCTGGCGAGAACCGCGGTGGCCACGAACCCGATGGCGCCGGCGCCGAACAGCAGAGCGGGAGAATGCTTCTGGGTGATCAGGATCTGACGCCCGACCTTGCTCGTGATCTTGTTGCTGATGGCCTTAAGGCTCATCTCTAACTCCTTATTTTTCCTTGGTTTCTCAAACGGGCCAGTATTGCGAAGACCTGAACGTCGGACATCTTGTCGACCTTCAAGCCCCATTTCTTCGAGGGATATGCCTGCTTGACCAACTCCCTTTGGGCGATCATGACGCGGGCACTAGTCGAGGGGCTCGGGAGCGGGCAGGTTCAGGAGGTAGCCGTTCCTGGTCCTGGTGACGCCGGCGCGGCGGAGGTCTGTCCAGCCCCACTTCTCGTCGGTGTAGCTCGCACTGCTTCCCACGAGCTCGTACAGGTCCGAGACGGACACCGTGCCGTACCGCTGGAGCATGTCGTAGAGCTTGTCGATGACCTCGTCGGCCTCGCCGCGGGTGGCCAGGATGATCTCGTCGAAGTCGTGCGAACTGCGGGAACGCCGGCTGATCGGACGGCTCTCCTCGCGAGGGTCTTTCCGCACTGGACTCGTCGCCGAGTACCGGCCGTAGTTGACTGGGCCGTTGTTGATCCCACGAGCACTCGCACGACGTCCACCAGGAGCCCTGGACTCGCCGAATATCATCCGCTCTATGCCCTGGCTGACGGCGTCGGCGACCATGTCCTTGGCAGCGGGGAGGAGAACGTCCTTGATGACGTAGTCGACCACGCTGTGACCGTCCCCGCCGAAGAACGTCTCCATGAAGCGGTTGCCGAGCGGCTTCTTTCGCCGAACGACGTTGCCCGTGACGACCTTCAGGACGACCTTTTCCTCAGTCGACTCTTCCTGCTCGGGCGACAGGACCTTCTCGCTTTTACTGTTGCTAGGGAAATCCATGTTCTTCCTCGATGCAGAGAAAACTAAAAGACCATGTATGGTCTAGTAGTCTTGAGCCGGTTCGGTCAGTTGTCCTGGTCTTCCTTGTTCTCGAAGTACGCGTCAATGCGCTCTCCCGCTTCCTTCTCCGCCTTGATCAGTGATCCGATCAGGATGGAGCCGGCGACGGCGAGAGTGCCTTTGGCGAGCATCTTCAGGAGCTTGGGGTTCATGGGGTTGCCTTTCGTAGGGGTCTCACTATAAGCCGTGTAAATCCTGCGAACGGCTGGGTAGCGGGGGAACCGGTATCTTGAGAGACCCCTCCCATCAAGACTCTTTCCGGTTCCCCCGCTACCCGGTACTAGGCGGCGTTCTGCGACTTGCGCTGGAACGCCAGCAGGAGGTGTTCCTTGGACATGTGCTTCGGGTCCGAGCCGGCGACCTTCTCGAACTCGCCCGGGGTCATCGCCAACAGCTCGGCGTCGGTGTAGGACTTGTTCGCTTCCTCGGCCGCCTTCTCCGCCAGGTCCGCCGGGAGGATGCCGTTGATGAACTCGACCGCGACGTCCGTCTTGGTCACGAGCTCCATGAACAGTTCCGAGTAGGCGTCCGTCTGAAGGAAGCCGTTCCGGATGTCGTCGTCCTTCATGAAGCGCACGCCGTCCTCGGAGCGCAGGCCGACGGCCATCCCGATCAGCTTCTCGAACGTGCTGATGATCGCCTCGCCGTCCTCGGACTTGACGATCGCGGACAAGTGCTCCATCATGCTGCCGCCCTTGCGACCCAGCTCGAACTTGGCCAGTTCGGCCTTGCTGAGACCGAAGTACCACTCGCCCTCGACCGGCTTTCCGTCGAGGTCCTTGTACTTTATCGTTTTCTTGATCATGTTCTGACCTTTCTCAGTTGTTACTTGCGCCGGTGGATCAGGAGTCGGCGGGCTCGTCGGTCTCCTCGGCCACGGCCTGCTTGCGGGCGTTGACCACAGCGAGGACCGTGACCGCAGCGGCCAGGCCGGCGCCGAGGAGGAAGCGCTTGTTCTTCTTGGCCGCGGCCTTGAGCTTGTCCAGCCGGCTCTCGGTCTCCGGGCAGCCGTCGGTGTCCGCGTCGGCGGTCTTCTCGTCGTTCTCCGCCTTGGCCTGCTCAGGGACGATCGGGGTCACGTTGCGGACGTCGTCGAAGTTGCCGGCGGTGGCCTCACCCTTGAGCTTGTTCCCGTGGGTCTCGGTGACCTTGGCGGCGTCGTTGTTCGGCTTGGAGTTGGCGCTCATGGTGAAGGTTTCCTTCTGTGGTAGATCGTTGATGGTTCGGACAAGAGTGCACGGGTAGCCCTGATGGCAGGCTTCCCGATCAGGACAATCGCCGCAGTACGGCTCGAACATACTCACGTGCTAGTACAGCGGGTTGTAGTTGGAGCTCGGCGGGACCCGGAAGCTGTAGGACATGCACGGCCGGTTGTCCTCGGTGAGGACCGGTTCGAACTGGATGTCCAGCTGGTTGGAAGTGTCCCAACCCACCATCTCGGATTCCTCAGTCGGGTCGAGACCGACGCGGCTGTAGAACTCGGTCAGGGTGACGGCGCCGTGGGTGTTGAGCTGGTGGTTCGCCCAGTTCATCGCCGCCTTGATGTCCTCGACGTTGCTCTGGAAGTACCGTCCGGACCAGCTGTCACGGCAGAGGACGTTGTTCCCGCCGAGGATGACGATCTCCTTGCTGGGCGGGTTATTCCTGACCGCGTCCTGGGCAATTGCCTCCCGGACTTCGGCTTCCTTCTTCGGGCCGATCTTCTCGAGTACCTTCTCCTTGTACTCGCGCAAGGTCTTCTCGGAGATGGAATATGCCGATGCCAGAGCGGCAGCGCGACGGGTTCCCACGCGGTTCGCACAGATTATGGCGGCGACCGTGAACGCCCCGGTTGCGACAGCAGGGATGTACTCCTTCCAGACGAGTTCGAAACGGGCGCGGTTGTCGAGCGGGTAGCTCTTCTCCTGAAGATCGACGATGGCCTGTTCTCGCATGATGATGTCGGCGGCCTTGAACGTCGCCTTCCCCACAAGAACCGCCGTAGCGACCGTTCCCGTCACGCCGAGCGTCGTCATGATCAGTGGTGCGTTGTCGGAGACGAGCTTCTCGAGCCGCTTGGTGAGGATGCTGAGGTTCATGTCTGTACTCCACGAGTGAGTTGGATGGTCTGCGAGATGCCCAGCATCGAGAACTGGAAGCTCAGCGTTCCGTCCTTGTAGGTGAAGGTCTTGAACGATTCCTGCGAGGCGAATATCTCCAGCGCCATTGCGTCGGAGTCGCCCTGGGACTCGATCGTGCCGGCGATGACGTTCGGATCGAAGGAACCCAACCAGTAGATTCCCTCACTACCGTCCATCTTCACCATGATCTGGATCGAGTCGTCGGAGATCTGAGCGTCGAACGACATGCCGTCCGGGGGACTACTCTGGTGCCATTCTCCCGCCAGAACAACGGGAGTGTTGACCTGAACTGTGGTGGCGTGGTTCTGGAATCCCCCGACGCCGGTCATGCTGAAGATCCAGACGAACAAGCCAAGCAATATGGCTATGACGACGATTGTCGGGACGACAACGCGCTTCATGGTAGTTCCCCCTCTTGGTTTGGAAAACGAAAACCTAAAGACCTTGTGGGGTCTGTAGGCTTGATTTCCGTGGTTGGGTGTCACACGTCTTCGTTTTCGGTGTCCGAGTCCTCGGTCTTGTTCAGGTTGTTGAACGCGAGCTTGTAGGCGACGATGGTCACGGGGACGATGACGACCGTGGGGACTACGACGCGCTTGAAGAACTTCTTCAGCTTCAGAAGCTTCTCGAGCGTGGCGATGTCGTCCTCGGTGCAGTCAGCGATCCCGAACTCTTCGTCCGTCTTGGCGGCGATCATCATCTTGGTGAAGATGGAGGTCTTGGGGGTCTCGATGGTGTCGGACATGGTGGTTCCTTTCATAGGGGTCTCATTATAGGCCATGTAAATCCTGCGACCCCTCGCCGAAATACCCCACCGGGATTTTTTCGCGAAACGAAAACCTAAACTCCGTGTGGGAGTCTTCGGTTTTTGAGCTACTGGTTGTCTGCGCTCTTGGTCTTCTTGACGGCGATCTCGCTCGCGGTGGTCAGAACCTTGTCGACGACGAGCACGGATATGACAGCGATGGCTGAGATCTTCACAATCTCCTTCGCGATCTTGGTGATCGTTTCGGGGTCGGTGTGAAGGCTCTCCTCCATTTCGTCAGAAATGAGTTCGTCGTTCTTGGGGTTCTTGACAACCTTGATACGGAATTCACGGTTCTTGAGGAACATGGCGTGGCCTTTCGTAGGGGTCTCACTATAGGCCATGTAAAACGTGCGAGAGGCTAAACCTAAAGCCCTTGTTAGGGGCTGTTAGGCTTTGAGGTCAGTCTTCGTTGGTCGGCAGTGGGTCGAGGTAGAAGTGTCGGTCGTCCTTGTCGTAGCTCAGCATCTTGGGTTCGTCTTTGACGTTCGCCCACATCCAGTCCAGGTTCTTCTTCTCGTAGCGGCGACGTCCCTCGGCTACTTCGTATTTGTTCTTGTAGTAGAGGGCGGCACCGGTTCCGACGATAGAACTGGCGATGGTTGCGATGGCGATGATCTCGGGCGTCTTCTCGCGGAGCTTCTTCTTGGCAGTTTCGTACTTCTTCTTCAGGTCCATTACATGGCCTTTCGTAGGGGTCTCACTATAGCCCATGTAATATCTGCGAACAGAAAGGCAAAGCACGAAGGACGTGTAAGAGTTGTTAGCTCTCGCACGTCCTTCATGCTTGGGTTTCCTGCTCTGGGTCTGCGGTGTTACTTGCTGGGACGCAGGACGAACCCGAGGGCCTTCGAGGTCACGATGTGGGCTCGCTCATAGCCGAGGATCATCCCGATGCCGGCGAGGTTGCCGAGGACGACGGCCAGGGTGTCCGAGCTGACGCGCTTGGGAGTTGTGCTCTCCTTCAGCTTGTACAGCTTGGTCAACTGGTCTGCCGCCTTGGCGTAAGCGTCGGTGGTGGGATCAAGGTCGATCATGTGAGTGAGCGCCGAGTCGATGACCTCGTCGAGGCGGGTCGGGGCGTTCTGGGTCTTCAACGAGTCGAACATGGCGTTCTCCTTGATGTAGGGGTCTCACTATACGCCATGTTTTTCCTGCGACCTAGCTGGGCGGAGGCACGTCGGTCTGGACGGGCGCGAGCTCGGCGACGGCCTTGTGCGCCCACATGGACGCGTTCTCCAGCTCGGTGAACATGACCGACTTGGCCCGTCCGTCGGGGAGAACCTCCTCCAGTGCCGCGGCGAACTCCTTGAACTTCGCCCTCAGGTCCGCGTGCTTGGGCAGGGTCGCGTTCTCACCCTCGACGGTGGCCTTGTGGAAGCCGAACCGGTGCTCGATGTCTTCGAAGCTGAGCATGTCTCTCCTAGCTGGGTGTGTTGACCTTGAAGGTCGCGTCCGTCATCTTGTCGAGGTCCTCGGGGACTGTGTTCAGGTTCAACGAGTAGACCTTCTTCGTCCCGTCGTTGGTGATCTCGATGGCGCCGGCGTATTTGGCGTCACTGCCGTTGTAGGAAGCCTGCGACACCCCCATGAACGCTCCGAGGAAGACGTTCACCGCTGCGATGGACCCGGTCACGTCTTCCGCGTGGGGAAGATGCCAGATCTGGGCGAACGTGAAGTAGAGCGCGCCGGCGGCCGGAAGGCCGATCGCGGCAGCGTGCTTCAGGATGGTGTAGTTGCGATCACTGAGGAGCGGCTTCTTGGCCGAGGCCGGCTGTGACACGGACATTGGGAATGACCCTCTCGTTGTTGTTCTGGAATATGGCAGGGTTCTCAGCATGCGGCCGGATGGGTAGAACCTCAACCCGTCGCATGATGCGCTTGGCCACGCCATTTCCACCGAGAGCTTCGTAGGGCTCGTAGAAATACTTACGGAAGTCCTCGAACTCGTCCATCGTGATCGACCCACGAGTGATGTAGGTCAACCCCAACGTGGTGATTTTGTCGTAGGCCATCCCCATCAGCAGACGGGTGGTTGCGTCTTTCTTCTTGTCCTTGTACTGCATGTAAGCCCAGAAGCCGGATGACGCAAGAACGGAAGAAACCGAAGTCAAGGCCAACTGCAGCCAAGCATCCAACGTATTAGCCTTTCATTTCATGTGACCCGAGTCCAGGTGCCTTGGTTGTTGACCCATACTTCTGCGGTCTTCCAGACACCTCCGACCCGGACATATGGAACCGCTTGCTTGAACGTGCCGCCGTTCATGATCCCACCCGAAGGCAGGCGTGTCGGACCGTCGATGTATGCTCCTGCGACAGTCCGCACGCCCGCGGGTTTCGACCACGTACTGTAGCCCGCAGCGTTCCTGGCTCGCACATAGAAGAAATAGATTTCTCCGGGGGCAAGTCCTACTACGGTTTGTGGGGATATCGCATTGACAGCCAACGTCGGTGCTACCGCGCTGGTGCCGTATCCGATCTGGTATTCGAGGATCGTCTGGCCGCCGTTGTACGGTGGTGACCACGCGACGTCGACGGTGTCCTGGGTGACACTGGCCAGTAGCGGTTGGCCTGGCGTATCTGGATGTGTCATGTGGGCACCTAGCTGATGATCTTGAAGTAGATGTCCCCGTCGAAGCCACCAGATGGCGCCGCAGTCCCCGAGGAAATCCCTGCCGCCGTACGGAAACCAGCCCTTGTTGTGGGAACGAGCGCCAGTACCGCGGCGATGAGGTCGCGGGTACGGTTGATCTCGCGTGAACCCCAGCGGACTCGGCCGTCTTCGCCAGTGTCGGGGACGAGCGGATATCCGGCTGCAGTTGCCTGATCTCCTACTGCCATGTGGATTGCTCCTCTACTAGGGCTGGTTTGCCCAGACGTCGGTCGTGTCGGGGTCGAGATCAACCCACTGCTTGTTGTTCATCCAGGACAGCCAAGCGCCGGTGGTGATGTAGGTCCGCAGGGTCAGTGTCGGATATGAACGATCACCAGTACTGTCGGAGACGAAGATCTGTTCCGTCACCTGCATGACGTTGGCCACACCGTCGTCGTTCCGGGATTCCACCATGTCGCCGAGGTTGTAGTCACGGCCGTACACGTACTGGCTGTTCTGGTTGATCTCGCCGTCGAACAGCATGGTGGCTCGAGCGGCTGCCAGAGCCTCGTTCCCGCGCTGGGCGAGGGCTGCGGTAAGACCCACCGTGCTTGTGATGTCCGTGGCGTCGACCATCAGGATCCTGCGCTGGAAGCCGGCTACCGTCGGATCCACGCCACTGGCATAGACCGTTTGGTAACCCGCCGGAGAGAACACATAGGCGACGTTCTTGGCCTTGTCGATGGCCGTCAGTTCCTTGGTGTTCTGCAGGTTGTCCAGCTCCGGGGAGAAGACGACCGCAGGGAGAACTGACTGGCCGGTGGTGCGGTCACTTCCGGCGTAGATGTCGTAGTAGAGCGAACTACCACTACTGCCGTCCTGTCGGAGTATCCTGAAGCCGAGATCCCACGCACTACAGATCTGGGTGGTCACGTCGTACACGGTCGTCGGCGTGATGTCCACGGTGATCGAGGTCGTCGGCTCCGGAATCGTTCCTACTGCGAGGAATGTTCCTTCCACGATGAACGGAATCACGTCGTCGGCGTTGAGCGTGCCTGTGACGCAAATATCGTGGAAGACCTTTCTTGCCACTGCGGCCGGAACGTCCGTGATCGTCCACTTGGGGACGCTGGTTGTGTCCGACAGGGAGAGGAAAGCCACCCGGTCCAACAGGATGGCTTCCATCGAGCGACCCTTGATGATCAGGATCTTGTTTCCCTGTCCGTCGACATCGTCCTCGACGGACTCGATCCGCATGACGTAGAACGACTCACTCATCGCCAAGAGCGTGTCCGGCTTCAGAAGTGAACGGCTCTGGTACGTCGAGTAGATGTCGAGCTGGAAGTCGCCGAACACGTTGAACCGCTCGGTCCAGATGAGCGATATGAACCTGTCGATGATGTACTCACGACGGAGGATCGGATCCAGGACATAGACCTCCATTACAGTCCTCCATACCTCGTGTTGTACGACAAGGACGTCGGGATGGCCGCGCCGCTGGCGTAGACCCGGATCGTGTTGTCACCCGGGTACAGGATCGGCCAGTAGGCCTGTGGGGCGATCGCGTAAAGCGCCGGACTCGAACCACCACTTCGAACCAACCATGCGCCCTTGTCGCCGGGGTTGCTGCTGAACGACATGATGTCTCCGGCCAGGAATCCGCCGGCGATCGTGATGTCCATGGAGCCTGTGGGCATTCCCGGAGCTCCGGAGTACACCGTGACGCCGGAGCATGCACGGTCGAACTCGATGTTCAGCAGAATTCCCGTGGGGGAAGTTCCGACGTAAGTGATGTGAGTCGGCGTGGTGCCGGCCGTCGTGGTTCCTGCGAGGACGACCGAAACAGGATCGATGAAGTCCGGATCGAAGCAGATGATCGAAATATCAACCACTGCTTCCTGCGCGAACATGGGGGACGCGAAGGACTCGACCCGGCCGACGATCTGATAGCCGTCCTCAGCGCTGTCGTCAATCTCGTCGACGAAGAACTTCAGCGTGACTTCGGACTTCGTCATGAAGAAGTTGTACAGCTGCTGACGCAGGGACCGGACCGTACTGACCGCCGGATCCGGATCGAGACTGAGCTTGATGGTGATGTTGCGGGTGTCGCGACGGCTGGACTGGTAGACCGCACCGTCGCGGTTGGCGAATGCCGACGACACGATGGCGGCTTTCACGGGCTCCAGCCCGGTGAACTCCTGAATATAGATCCCACTGGAGGTATCACCGAGCTGGAGCGTGAGAAGGTCGCCTATGCTGTTACGGACTTCCGTCTTGGAAAACATAGATGCCCCTCGCTTGAGACAGTTGGTTCTTCGTCTGGCGGTAGATATCCGCCGCAGACAAAGCTGTCGGCGAGGTGTTGTACTGGTTGAACACTGCCATGGGTGTGGCAGTCTTGGTGGCGGTCTGCGTTACCGAAGTCGCAGCAGCTATCGCGGAGGCGTTGCTCATGTATCCCGCGGAGGCATTTACGGCCTTGGAATATGCAGACTGCACTGAGAGCGACTGAGCTCCCAGCATGGTTCCGATCTGAGCCGCGTCCTTCTTGACACCAGACAAGTCCAGCACCGGGGTGATGGTCGGGTTGATGTTGACGTTGGTCGTGACCATGTCGGAGAGTCCAGCCAGAGACTTGCTCAGAGCAGCAACAGCCTTCTTCCCGACACCTCCGGCAGCGTCTTCCACAATCCCGGACATTTCGGTCAGACCCTGAGCGATTCCCTGCGCGGAATATCCACCGACCTCGGCGAACACCGTGGACGGAGACTTGATCCCCAGCTTCTTCTTGATGGCGTTGACCATCGCGTCAGCGAGGATTTCCATCTGCTTCTCAAGCGCTGCCTGCTGGTGCTTGAGTCCATCGACAAGTCCCTGAGCCGAGTTGACGGCTGCCTGGTACAGGTCGGTGGACGCAGTCTTGCCGAGAGCGGATGCAGCGGTGGCGAGCTGAGAATCGAGGTTATTGATCTGCCCGATACTCGCCTTGCCGCCGTCGAGAAGCTGCTGAGCGAATGGCAGTGCGGAGATGCCCTGGGACAGAAGCTCCTTGTACGCCACGTCACCGAGACCGAACCTACGAAGCCTTTGCAGGACGTTTGCGAATTCCTTGGTCTTCTCGATCTGGTCCGCCAAGCTGGCGTCGTATGTTGCTACCGTCTCGCCGGTGGCGATGGTCGGAAGCGTGTTGAACTGATCCGTGATCTGCTTGTTGTAGTCGTCACGGGTCTTGATCGCGTTGGCGAGCGCAGTGTTCGCGTTGTTGAGACTCGCCGTGACGGCCTGGTACTTCTTGTCAACAGCGTCGAGGGCCGCGTGCTGCTTGTTGAGACCCTTGGTGACCTCAGCGTAGGCAGCGACCTCCTTGGCGTGCTCGGAGTTGAGCTGGGCGAGCGCCTGCTTGGTAGCGGAAATCTCGCTCCGGTTCTTGTGCCGGGCACTCTCGAGCTTGGCGAGCTTGTTCTCGAGGTTGACCATCTGCTGGTCGTTGCTGTTGATCGTGTTGGCGAGCTGATCCCGGAGGTTCTGGAACGCCTTGTCGACGTCCTTGTAGTTCCCGGTAGTCAGACCCTTGTAGAAGCCCTCGTTGACCGACTGACCGATCTTGATGAACTCCTTGGAAGGAGAGTTGATGTTCAGCGCCTTCTTGGCCGCATCGATCGCCGACTTGGCGACGTTTGTGGCTGCAGACTGGATCGAGCCGATTCCGGACGCGAGGCCGGTGATCATGCCCTCGACAATGGCCTTACCCAGGTTTGCTCCCGCCAAACCAACCGCCGGGGAATTCTTGCGAATTGCCGCAGCCAAACTGTTGATGAAGTTGAGGACCAAATTGACTGCAGCCTGAATCACCTTCGGGATGGCCGCGCTGATGCCGTTCAGGAACGCCACGACAACATTCGCTGCCGCGTTGATCACACCGGGGAGCTTGCTTGCGATTCCGTTGAGAACGCCGGTGATCAGGTTGAGACCCGCGACGACCATCTTCGGAACGTAGGTTGCCAGCGCCTGTAGAAGCATCGTGAGAAGCTTCAACATCGTGAGGACAACCTTGGGTATCAGCTTCGCGATGGCGTCGATAAGAGCCTCGATGACCACCGTGATGGCGCTGGTGATCGCCGGTCCGGCCGTGGAGATCGTCTTGGCGAACGCGACGATACCGAGGCCGATCTCCTTCATCACCGTCGGAATGAGACCCAGTAGAGCAGTCACGATCCCGACGATTGCTGCAGCGCCGGCGGCACCTGCCACGCTCAGGGCTGTGAGGCCCGCCGCGAAGAGGAACACGCCTGCGCCTGCGAGTAGCATGCCTCCGCCCAGCAGAACGACCGCGATGCCGAGTGCGATGAGCACAGGAGTGAGTGCACCGAGGACGAGGCCGGCCAGACCGAGGATGACGAAGACGCCGGCCAGCATCAGCAGACTCTTGGCGATGTCACCCCACGACATGTTCCCGAACGCCTGGAGTACAGGCAGGAGAACGAGAAGCGCGCCTGCCACGACGAGCAGAGCCGCCGCACCTGGGAGAGCTTCGGTCATGAGGATCATTGCCACAGCGATTACGCCGAGCGAGACTGCCAACTCGACGAGACTCTTAGCTATCGCTCCCCACGACATTCCTCCCATTTTGGCAAGTGCGTCAGCGATCATCCCGAGAGATGCAGCGACGACGAGGATAGCCACAGCGGAGAGGACCGAAGTCGGAGGGATGAGGATCAGAGCCGCGCTGATGATGACGAGTGCGCCCGCCAAGGACACGAGACCCTTAGCGATCGTCATCCAGCTCATGGAGCCCATCTTGGCGAGGGCTTCCCCGATCAGTCCCAGCGAAGCAGCGACGATCAGAACTGCTGCAGCCGAGAGGACTGACGTCGGTGGGATCAGCATCAGTGCGACGGCGATGATGCCCAGTGCGCCACCCAGGAGGATGAGGCTCTTGGCGATCTGTGTCCAGGAGAAGCTGGCGAAGGTCTTCATGGAACTGGCGAGGATCTTGATGCCCGTGGCGAGAAGGATGATTCCCAGACCCTGGAGTGCTCCTGCCTTGTCCGCGGCAGCGAACTTGGTGAAGAGCGCAAGGCTGACCAGAAGACCGGCAACGCCGGCTAGTCCCTTACCCAGTGTCTCCCAGCTTTGACCGCCTAGAGACGTCACGGCCTTGACGAGGATGTCGACAGCCTTGGCGAGAGCGATCATGCCGAGACCGGCGGCGATCATTCCCTCAGGATTGCCCATCAGCCTCATCGTGGCGACCAGCGACCCGAGGATGACGGAGAGACCCGTCAGACCCTTGGAGAGACTGTTCCAGTTCAGAGCCGCGAGCTTCCTGACCGCAGAGGCCAGAATATCGACCGCGGCGGCAAGGAGGATCAACGACCCCATCAGGAACGGCATCTTGGCGAAGCCGGCAGTACCGATGAAACGGGAGAAGATGGCCATGGCGGTAGTCAGCTGCGTGAACATCACGGTGATGGCCACACTGGAGCGGACGAGTCCCGCTTGGTCGATCTTGGAGAGCTCCATAACTGAGAGGGTCAGGATGCCCACTGCGGCAGCGATCTCGAGAAGCGTTGCCGCCTTGAGCGTGCCCTGCATGGTCTTCAGCGTTCCACTGAGTTCGTCGAAAGACTCAGTGATGGCGTGCGTCAGACCGGTGAGAGGACCGGAGCCTCCACCATGGAACTTGTCTACGAACCGCTTGAGCAGCAGTACGATGCCGCCAAACAGCACGGTGTTGATCGTGTTGAGGACGGTGTCAAAGTTCAGACCGGAAAGGCCGCCCTGGAGCGAACTCGCCATCTTCTTACCGAGGTCTGCGATCTTCTTGACGAATGGGTCGAGGTACTTACCCAGGGCGCCGAGGGCGCCGAGGAGTTTGGACCATGCTGTCTGTGCCAGCTTGCCCAGTTCGGCAACCGGCGTGAGTTTCTTCGCGACACCGTCAAGGGACTTCTCGGCCTTGGAGCCGTCGAACTTGTCGAAGAGCGAACCGAGATATGTCCCCAGTTGCCTGAGGAGCGCGATCGGAATCGCGACGATCTTGTTGAACTCGGCGAAGAACTTGTTGAGGAACTTGCCCTGCTCGATGGTCTGCTTGAGTTTGACGAGGAAGTCCCCGACACTGGCGGACGTCTTGAGGACGCTGCCGGAGCCCTGACCGACCACACTGAAGAGAGTGAAGAGTTCCTTGCCGATCGCCTTGACGATGTCCCAGCCGATGCCGAGAACGGCAAAGGCTCCGGCGAACGTACGCTTCAGTTCGTTGGCGGTGGTTCCGCCGAGCTTGAGCCTCTCGATGAAGTCCCGGAAGCTGACCGTCATGTCGTAGAGCTGCTTGGCCGTGGTCGGCGGGAAGATCTCCCGGAATGCGCTTCCGATAATCTTCATGACCGAGCTGAGAACCTTGAACGCGTCGGCGAGACCCTGGATCAGGACCTTGCGACCACCGAGCTTGTCCCAGCCCTGCAGCAGAGTGTTGAGCGCGTAGATAGGCGCGGTGAGCGCTGTCTCCGCCACGTTGTGGATGTTGGTGAACAGGTCGGTGGCCTGGCCGATGTCGCCGAAGATGGTCTTGAATATCGCAGCATATGCGGTACCGACCTCCTCCTTCAGCGCCTGAGTCAGCTGGGACATCGTCTTGATCTTGGTCGCCGAGTCGACTGCAACCTTACCAAGAGCCATGACCTGCTCGGCCTGCTTCTTGGTATAGCCCATCGCCTCGATCTGCTTCAGACTCAGGTCGCCGGTGAACTGCGACAGAGTCTTGGTCAGGATATCGGAGGTGAGCCAGCCCTTCTGAAGGCTGTTGCGGAAGCCGCCCTGCTTCTTGATGATCTTGTCGATCGCCACGCCGCTTGCACGGGCAGTGTTCTCGAGCGCGGTCTGGAACGTCTTGCCACCGAGGCCGGCGTTGACGACAGAGTTCCAGTCCTGGAGCTTGACCGATCCGGCCGCGATCGCCTGTGACAGCTGGTACATCGCGGTAGAAGCCTGCTCGGACGTCGACCCAGACATGGCCGCCAGGTTGGCAATACCCTTGATCGAGGAGACCGAGTCCTTCAGGCCGACGCCGGCGGCGGTGAAGGTACCGATGTTCTTGGTCATGTCGCTGAAGTTGTACACCGTCTGGTTGGCGTACGTGTTCAGCTGTCCGAGGACCTTGGTGACGTCCTTGAGCTTCGTTCCCGCGGCGGCGGTGTTTGCAAGGATCGTCTGAGTCGCATTGATCTGCGTCTCGTAGTTGTTGAAGCCGTCCTTGATCGGGTCGATCACGAAGGACTTCGCCAGCTGGATCCCGGCGTCGACGATCTTGTTGGTGATGTTGGTCAGGGCGGTGATGCCGATGACGGACATCGTCTTGAAGCGGTTGGCTATCGAGTCGATCCCGTTCGCCAGACCATCGAGCTTCATGCCGTTGGCGGCGGTGCTGACGTCGTTAAGGCCCTTGGTGGCACCCGTGAGCTGAAGGCCCTTGGTGAAGCGGCCCAGAGAGTCACGAGACTGGGCGATGCCGACCTCGAACTGCTTGTTGTCGAACATCACTTGGACAACGCGCTGATCGATACTACTCATGCGGAGGTCACCGCCTTCCATACCTTGTTTGCGATGTCATCAAATACGGGCGCCATTGCGGGGTTGATGTAGTCTCGCCCTTGAACGTAGCCGCCCGTACCAGTCCCGTAGCCGTACTGGAGCATGATGGCTACGGGAAAGTCGTTCTCGATATCCGTGTTTGTCCAGCTGATCCGATAGAAGCCCTTGGCGACTTCAGTGTCGTAGCTCCATGCTCCTGCAGCCAGACCGGTGTCTACTGGAGTAGCCGACTGGAGAGCCGCAACGCCCTCGGCGCCACACGAGTCCATGATGGAGAGAATATCCAACTTGGCCACGTGATCGAAGAACGACTCTATGCGAGCGAAGTCCCCGGTGACGATGAACGAGATCATTGCGGCTCCTTCCAGATTTAGCTGACCCGCTCGATGATCGCGCCGTAGCAGGTGATCGTGTTCGAAGCCGAAGCAGTCCCCCACGTGAACCGGATGGAGAGCTGGTTGACCGACGTCGTGTTGATCGTCGAAGCGGCCGAACCGTCCTCGATGATTCGAGTTGTGGTGGACGGGTTCCCCGCGATGGCGCTCTGGGTGAAGTCGGGGAATATCAGATGCCCCAGGACCGTCCCGCTGGACCCGATGGAAAGGACTACGAGAAACACTTCGCAGGACCAGGACTTGCTCGAAAGCGCGGCAGTCACCGGCGTCAACGTGCCCGTCGAGGCCATCGAGGACGAGTTGATCATGGCCTGGAACTTGACCGTCGGCGTACCCGTCGTGGAAACGATCCCCCATGCCTTGATTCGGTACGTGGCGCCGACGACCATCTCGCTCGCGGGGATGATCAGAACCGCAAGGTCCGTAGCGGTCACTGTGTTGGCGACCACAACCTGTGCCGATGGAGCGTTCCTGTACGTTCCGCCCGGAAGAGTCAGCGCGCCGCCGACGACGAGGTTTCCGTCAGTCTTCAGCGTGTTGACGGCCGAACGGTAGTAGAAGGTGTCCCGGGTTCCGGTTGAGCCGCCGGGCCCGATTGACATCTTACCGGTTCCGTCCAGGATCCAGGTGTCGAACGTGTCGGTTCCGTTGGTGTTACTGGACGCCACGGCATTGGTTGAGACGCTCGGCTGGTACGACAGCTTGGACTTGACCAGAGCGCCGGCCGAGAGAGTCACACTGGAGACGAAGTTCAGAACCCCGCTGGTTGTCTCGAGCACACCCAATTGCGCGTTGGTGAACCAGTTGGCCGACGACGCACCTGTGCCGGAGAACGACACGTTGATGAATCGCAGACCGGCCAGACTGGCGGATGCGTTGACGCTGGCCTGGACGCCCGCGGTACCAACGGTGGTGATAGCCGAAGCCAGACGACTGTCTGTGACGTAGCCGGTCGAGGTTCCCGACCAGTTGATGTCGTAATTGCTTCCGCTTGCGCTGGCCCCGTTGGACACGGTGAAGACGTCGCGAAGATGGATGGCGACACCCGTGCCCTCGATGGAGAACCCGTTCTTCTGGTTGTTCAGGCACCGCATCGTCGTCACGTGAATGTTGTTCGAGGCGCCGGTGATCCGAAACCCGTGCAACCCGCCTTGGACCACTCCGCCGTTGAACTGGATGTTCTGCGAAGCGCCGTTGGTTCCGTCCTCGATCAGGACGTTGGAACTGGTGGTCGGACCGCCGGCATCCAAGTTGTGAACGAAGATGCTGACGCAGTTCCCGACGAGGTGGACGGCATGGCCTGACCCCAGAGAAACCCACGAAAGCAGATTGTTGACCAGGATATCCCAGGAGTCCTCGAATCGAACGCTGTCAAGACTCGCCGATGAGCCGGTGGTAACGCCGGTGTTGGTGACCTCAACATTCGACATGAAACATGCCATCGAGTAGCTCGACGCCGTGTTCCCGAGGAAGTGAATGCCGCCGGCGCACAGGTTGACGAACAGCTCGCTGAGCAGAGTTCCGTCAGGCGTTCCGGTAGACGTCGCGTCGGCAGCGATGCTGATAGCCCACGCGTTGATGTACCAGAAGTTGCAACGGACGATCTTGGCCCGCTTCGCCGCCGTGGTGCTGATGCCCATGACGACCGGGTTGCTGGTGATCGTTGAACTGGCACCGACGATCGAGAGATCCATCACCTTGCAGTTCGCGGCTGTGATGGAGATGACCGAGCCGCCGGTGTAACCGGAACCGATGACGATCTTGGTCGCTTCGGCCCCAGCGCCGCGGATGGTGGTCCCCGAGACACTCAGCGCCAGGACTGTGGCGCCATTGAGGAGATATGAACCCGCCGGGAGGAAGACCTGACCGCCGGCAGCCGGGACAGCAGCAATGGCCGCAAGAAGCGCAGTATCGTCATACGCCACCCCATTCCCGATCGCACCGTACGCCGGGTCCTTGACGTTGATGACAAGGTCGCCCTTCTTCACCGCGATCGCCGGGATCTGAGAGTCGGGGACCACGCCGCCGACTAGATCGGCCTTGGCGGCCAGTGCTGCCGTGGTTGCAGCGGCGGTCATGCCTGTGATGGTAGCCATGGGCTCCCCTTTCTATGCGCCGGTAGTAGCGGTGAAGGTGTTCGCGTCGATGTACGCCACGGTGTCCCAAGACAGCTGGAACACGCTGTCGTCCAGCATGTAGAGCGCGTAGGAAGGTGCATTCGCGGTGTACGTACCATCGCCGTTGTCGGTAATGGTGAGAAGGTTCGCGGTGTCGTACAGGTCGAGAAGTTCCGTGAAAGTCGGAAGGCGAGGCGTCAGCGTGTCTGTGCCGTAGAGAATATCCTCGATGCCGGCCAGCGTGGCAGGGTCGATGAACCGCGAGTCGAGGACGATGTGCGCGCTGGCCTTGTAGCCGGCGACGGCCGGGGGAAGTGCCGTCACCTTCCACATGAACTCGATCACCTGGACCGAGTCATTGTGGGTCTTGTGTCCACGGGTCGTCGGTGCCGCGTAAGCACCGTAGATGATGTTGATCTTGTAGTCTTTGTCGGACAGTTCGTTGCCGATCGTGTTCCGATAAGACAGACCGAACGACTTCCTCTGCTGGCCGGTCACGAACATCCCGGGGCGAGGCTCCGCGGATCCATCGCACGCTTCGAACTCGTCGGGGTACGTCAGGGCGGTGATAGTCGCCTCGTACTCCTCGACACGGGAACGGTTCGAGAACTTCACGCCGTCGACGTAGAAAGGCTTCGCGTCTCCGCCCAACGGGGCCTTGGTTATGGACGTGAGACCGTTCCATGGAACGCCGGGGCTACCGTCGACGTACAGGACGCCCTGGTCGATACCTGTCTCGTAGTACCGCTTGCCTGGGGCATCCCAGACGATTGCCGTCATGTTACGATCCTCCTCTCATCCCGTGGTCCCCATCTCGGCCCTTCGCTTCTTGTTCAGTTCACGGTTCCGGGCCGCAATGTCTGCGCGACTCATCTCCTTGGGCGGAGCGTTCTTCTGGTTGCAGACCCGGACAAGCGTGAGAAGACGGTTCAGGTGCCAGTGCTGGCATTCGAAGGGAATGTTCAGCGCGACCATCCAGTAGTAGATGATCTCAGCCGTGATGATCTCACGGTTGGTTTCCGGCTCTGCCTCGGCGAACCAGGTCGCCGTCATCTTCGCGTTTATGTAGTTGTTGATCGCCTTGACGTTGCCCTCGGAGAGTCTGGTGAAAACCTCCGGAGGAACATCAGGGGTGACAGTCATTGCCACGACATACCAAAGGACTTCTTCGGCAGTCTTCTCTTCCGTGTTCAGGAAGGGCTTCTCATGGAATGACTCCCATTTTGACAAGGAGACCAGAGAGTGCTCAAGATCGAGCGTGAACGATGCGGCGACGACGAACTCTGTCTTGGCTTCGTCGTATCCTTCGGCCATCGGGACGTCGATGGTGAGCACTCTCTGACTCCTTCTGTTGGGCCTAGCTGTACGGCATCAGCCACTCGTCGACGCTGGCCGCCGAGAACTTGTAGCCGACGTTCGGCTGGGCGGTGACCACGGTGTCGACCGCGATGACCACGCCACCGGTGACCGGGAGGTCGTTGATGTAGTAGGTCACGCCGGTGACGACCGGGATGTTGACGGTGTGGGTGCCGGCGGTGTAGGTCGGGCCGGTCGGCGTGACGGTGGTGATCGTGCCGGAGAAGAGCGCCAGGACGGCCGCGGGGGTGGGCAGCGACGGGTCGGTGCCAGCGGTTCCGTACAGGAAGTCCTCGAGCGCGAGCAGAGCTGTGTGGTCCACGCGGGAGGCGTCGATCGTCAGCGTGGACGCGTTCTTGTAGCCGGGGACGGCGATCGGGGTGGTGGTCAGCGACCAGACGAGCGCGACGGCGGCCGGGTTGTCGTTGATGGTCGCGTAGTCGCGCTGGGACGGCGCCGCCAGGGCGTTGTAGACCAGGTGGAGCTTGTAGCCGTACTCCGTGTTGACCAGGTCGTTGCCGAGCTCGGTCCGGTAGGCCAGGCCGAAGGACTTGCGCGGCTGCTGATTGACCATGACGCCGGGCTCGGGCTCAGCGGAGCCGTCGCACGCGGAGAACGCGTCCGGGTAGGTGAAGGCCTCGATGTCGGCGTCGAAGCGCTCGGTCGAGACCAGGTTGAGGTAGATCGAGTTGTCGGCGTACTGTGCGGTGGCCGCGGCGCCGGTCGGCTTCTCGGTGACCTTGGTCAGGCCGTTCCAGGCGAAGCCGGTGGTGTAGGCGCCGACGGTGTCGGGCAGGTACAGAACGCCCTTGGAAACGCCGGTCTCGTAGAGACGCTGGCCGACGTTGTCCCACGCGAGCTTGCTCACGGGTTGCTCCCTCAGTAGTAAAGGTTGAAGACGTCGTGGTTGAGGTTGTCCGCCACGAAGAACCGGTTGTAGAGACACATCGGCAGTTCAGCGACCTTGTCGGGAACCAGGCTGTCCGGGTTCGTGTCGATCACAGTCACTTGGTAGCACGTGGTGTGGTGGTACGACTCGTTGTCAGCGAACTTGCTGACCATTCGGTACCGTTGGTACACGATACAGGGGTACTGCATCTGGACGCTGGCCGGGGGCTGGAAATATACGTGTGTACTTCCCAGCAAATCCTCGAGAAGCGTCTGAAGGTCAAGCCTTAGGGCCACTGTAGACACCTCCCAGCGTCAGGAGAAGGCGGGGGCTCTGCACTTCGACGTCAGTGACGTCCCACAGAGCCCCCTGCCACTCCACATAACGCATGGCAAAGATGTGTTCGTTGGCGTAGGGATCCGCGACGATGGATATGGAGTTGTTGACAGTCAGATCGTCATTGACTTTCTGAGCATCACGGTACTGGCGTGTGTTCCGAACAACATCACCGTAATATGCAATCTCGGTGATGACGTCATCCCACACGCCAGGAGCGGTCTCCACAGTCTCGCCGAAGCCGACCTTTCCGTAGAACCGTTTCGTCGCCATGACGTCCTATCAGGAGGTGCTGGTCGAGGACCCGATCTCGAAGTGCCACTCCACCGCGAGGCCGGTGCTGACCTCGAAGTAGTAGCCGGAGGCCGGGACGGCCACGACGTTGAGCTCCTGGCCCGCGGTGAGAGCGGTCTGGGCGCCGGCGGTCAGGGTGGCGTTGGTGTCGCTGTTCTTGTAGACGACGCCGGTGACGGCCGGGATGGTGACGACGCCGGTGGCCTTGACCAGGGTCGGCGCGGTCGGGGCGGCGATGACGTTGGTGCCCGCAGTCAGCCAGACGACCAGTGCGGACTTCGGCCGGGTCAGCGCACCAGAGATGCGCGTCTCGGCCAAGTACTTGTACTGGTTGTAGTCGATGTCGAAGAAGTCGAACAGGCTGACCTCTCCGCCGCGGTTCGCGCCGACGTTGTAGTCGGACAGGTTGACGACGATGCCGAGGAGGTTGGTGGTCGACTCCATGACCTCGACGGGGACGATGTCGGACACCATCATCGCCGCGGCCAGGTCGGCCTTGTTCTGGTACAGCCGGCGCCCCAGCGTGTCCTTGATCAGGAGCATGTTGGTGAGGGTCGCCCACGTGGTGAAGAAGGTGGGAGTGCCGGAACCCTTGTACCAGCGGCGGGCCCGGATGATGGCCTCGACGGCCTCCTGGTAGGACGAGTTCGAGTCGGCCAGGTTGACGTTGACGTCGGTCTTGTACAGCTCGTGCTCGTTGACGATCGAACGCAGGCCGGCGCCGGAAGACGCGGCGGACGGGTCGGCGATCTTGTCCGGGTCGGCGATGTCGCGGCCGTCGCTGACGAGGATCGCGCGAGCGATTTCCTCACGCAGCATCAGGGACATCTCGCCCTTCATCCACGCCACGACGTCGAAGTCGGTGATGTCGATGATGTCGTCGCGGTCGAGCTTCTGCTTCTTGTAGATCGTGGTGGCGGAAGTGGTCCGGCGGGTGACCGTGAACCACTCCTCCTTCTTGTAGTTGCCCTTGATGTAACCCATGGCGCGGGCTTCGTCCTGGGTGATGTCGGCCACGATCGACCGGACGTTGGAGAAGGGGGTCTTGCTGGTGCCGTCGAGGACGCCCTGGACCCACTCCATCCGCCGCGACAGGAACTGCGGCGAGTTGTCGAGGTTGGTGTAGTTCGGGAAGAGGATGTCGATCGGCTCGATGCCGTGCTTGATGGCGAAGTCGCCCACGGCCTCCTTCAGCGAACCGAGCTTCATGGCGTCGGCGAAGATGCCCTGCTTCTCCGCGTGGGTGAGGACACGCCTCTTGTCCTGGACCGCGACTTCCTGGGACTGGTCGAACACGTTGCGCGACATCTTGTCGGCTCCTTCCTGGTGGCTGAGGTCACCCTCGCCGGCGGGGTTGTCGGTCTTGGTGGTGTCGTCGGAGTGAGCCGCGTCGGCCTTGTCGGCCTCGACACCCACCTCAGCGTCGTTGTCGCCGTCACCGTCGGGGTCCTGAGCGGCGTCCACGGCGGCACTGACGATGTAGTTGACGACGCTCTTCTGGTCGTCCGTCAGGGAGTCGTAGACGTCCTGGACGGTCTGCTCGGACGGGTCAGCGGCACCGGAAGGATCGCTGGAACTGCCGGTGCTGGTGTCTCCGTTTGCGTGGAAGAACTCGAGGCCGGTGA